CCACAACCACATTAGAGTCATGACAAGACCTGACATCCACACTGGCATCAATGACATGCTAATTGCTGCAAATTTTGAACTATGATTTCTTTGACACCATCTAGTTGCATCTGCAGACTTTCCAATAGTGAAGTGAGAGCTAAATGTCTCATCACACTTCCTGTAGTGCTGCTTTACAAACCCATCTTTCATAGATGGATGTGTCAAAGCATCACTAGGCACCAAAGAGGAGATTGCTCTAGAAGCTGATTCGAAATGGAACTGGCATATTCTTGCCATTATCTCCAATACATGGATTTCTCTATCTCCACCATGCTGCGGCTTAGGGAAAATGTCACTATCAAAGTAACCTCTTTGTCGTAAATTTTTAAGACAAAATGGTAGCAAATCAACCACATGCTCAGGAGATCTATGACCTAGTCCTATGTATGTTTCCACTAAGTCTGTCAGTGCTTCCAGCACTCTGGGTCTTTGTTTAACTTCTTCAGGGTTTACATCTACCATTTGCTGGAATATGGTTTTATCAGATCCAATCTCAAATCTTGGAATTATTATCCTTTCTGAATAAGTCCTAGATGCTACTTTTAAAGTTGCAAGATCAGAGAAGGAAGCTTTTGAGAGATTAAGCAAAATTGTTCTATCCACCACTTGCATGTAGTTTGGTCCATATAGATCTTTTAGATGCTCCTTGAACATATTTATGAACACCCGTAGCACCACTGGATTTGTGATAAATGTCTTAGGCTGGGATGATCTTTCAAAAGTGGACTTTACAGAATCTCTTGCTTTATATTCCTCTTCTACAATTTTTTTCATTATTTTGAAGTTCCTATCACTACCTCTGCCTCTTTCTTTGCTGACAACATATCCGTAGTAAAATTCATTCAATTTTTCAGAAAAATCTATCTCACCATCCCCAAATAGTGGAACTAGGCCAGAAATCTCCATATCTTCACCAGGCAGCTTTATTGGGGTGTTCATGGAATAGTGATTCATTAATTTTATACTTTTCATTGTGAGATAGCAAGTGAGTCTAGATCTTAGCACTTCTGGCAACCTACTCACAAAAGTGTATGGATTTGGATCTATATCCTCTAGTATTCCCATTGTCAAGTACCTTTGAGCTGTAACTAGTTCTTCTGAATCTGTCTTATTGTTTAGATATAGAAGTAATACCCCAGATATGCTACTATTCAGTTGCTTATCATTCAAACTATGTTCATCAAGACTTAATGACCTAGATGACATAACATGTGATGATATTGCAGTGAGATATGGTCCTGCT